CACAATGCTGGTATTAGATAATGCCATCAGTTTTCAAGTGTAATGTTTGCATATCGGGCAGATTCCTCCACCTTTGCTTCAATTTCTTCATAGATGTGACTAAAATCCCATCCACGTTTAATGTCTTTTGCAATAAATTCAACTTGATCTTTAGTCAGACCAAGTTGTAAATCTTCTATTGCCTCACTTAAATTAACTGTAAGTGTTATAGGTTCATTCATTTGACCTCCACTGACCATAGTGATTTATCTATATCATGCTTACAGTGTTGGCAATGTAGACCAGACCAACTAAAGTGATAAACTTTAGTAATTGATTCACAACAAGGACACATAATGTGTTTACCCCATTTACCTGCCCTTGCTCTAGGAGTGATAGGTTTGAATGATACTGTTTTAGTAATCATGGGTTGTCCCTAACGAATTTCTTTACTTCTAAATGTTCCTGAAATTCTGTAATGTCCATTGAATCTACTAAACGATCAACACACTCTGCATAGTCACCATTAGTGTCTATAACACATTTTGCTACATCATCAGCAGAATAATCCTCATCACCATAATTGTTTACAATTAGATCTTCCATTTCATCTAATTGATTATGATTTAAGTGTGAAACTAATTCATCAATGATTACCCTTAATTGGTCAGGGTAATCATCAACAATGTCCATCAGGTTGTTACCAATTAGTTCCTGTCTGGTGCGGATGTTCATTAGTCCTCATCAGGTAATAGAGTTTCTAATTTAGCAAGTAATCTACCTGCTTGCCTGTTAATGAGAGTAATTCCTTTACCATCATTAAGTGTACCTGTATAGACACTCAATGCCTCACTCATCAACTCATACTCATCAACTGTGAGTATTGGATTTGTTTTTAATAATTCAAGTTGCATAACAATGTCCTACATGTAGGAAGTAAGTGGATGTAAAGTGTTAGTGGTAGCATTTATGTTAATGATAGGGAAACCAAATGCTTTTGTGATCTTATCACATAGATGATCCTCATCCCTAGCATACCATAGACCAACAACATCTTGTGTTAAGTCAGATGCCTCTTCAGCATCAAACTCTCTTTCACCACCCTTAGTGGTATCAAAAAAGATGTCTGTAACCAAATACATTGTCTCTTTCATGGAAACCTCTTTGAGTGATGTACTTATTATAATGGTAGAATAACCACCATGCCATAGTGAGTGGACAGTTGTCTAACTGGCACGTCCACTATAGCGTAAGAAATTCGCTCTGCTAAATTGCTCCCTATCTACTAACTTATATGTTCCATGCTTATTGGTCATTACATATCCCTCACCATCTATCTCTTCATCAAGGTATGATGTGAACCATGCGTTATGCTTACACATATAAAGTGCATCCTCTTTAATTGATTTAACCAACTGCCATAACCTTAATAGATTAATATCAACATTATGAACATCAGCAATAATTTCTAACTCATCATCCATAATTATTGGTCTACTACTCAATCTTATACATTGATTGATAGACTGTTTTATCTTATTTGCTTTATTTCTATCCACATATACTGGTAGTTTACCCATTTGTTTAGCAAACTTACAATTATCTCTAATTTCATTTGCAAAGTCACCCTGTGCATCACATTGAACAAATAAAACACCATCATAAGTACCATCTAACTCATAGGTTAATGGTCTTGCAACAGTATCAAGCAATGTATTCCCAACTACATCATAGGTTGTATGGGGTGCAATGATAATATTATGATCTATCTTATGTGGAAACAAGTAACCTATAGTATTAGGTTGATAGTAATCATCACCACCAAATCCTATAAAATCACCCTGATAAATGGTATTAGTTCTAGGTAGATTCTCAAAACAACTTATTAATATCTCTTGTAATTCCTCATTAGGATGATTTAATATAATATCATCAATCGACTCATTTATTTTCTTTCTTACCTTATTGAATACACTTTTAGTACCTACAAAGAAATTACCAGTTTCAGGGTTAGTTCCCCATACTATTGAAGGTGATCCATCAATTTTAAGTGATATTTTACTATCAGTTTCAGTGAACCAATCTAATACAGATAGATCACCTGTTAGGATAGAATCTTCAGGATGTTCGATGTGAAGTAATTGCATTTTAAAGAAGATGACGTGGTAGTGTATTGTTAAAGTAAGTATTATCTAACCAAACGCCCCATTTATCAAACGCATACTGATTATATAGTGTTTTTTCCTCTGAAAATGCCTCTATTTCATGCGGTTGATTCAAATATTCTATTTCAGAAATATTCTTACCTTTCCAATGAAATTTACCACTCTTCATCTTCAAGGTTCCCTTTACCCATTGGCGTAAATGAACCAATTCATGCAATAGAGTTTGAATGTAAGTTTTCTCATCCATATTGGATTGTAACTCAATTTCAAAGTCTCTAGGGTTATGTGAAGTGCCTATCCAATCACAATAACCAAGTGCATCCTCTCTTATCATACCACGATGATTGACTGTAACATCAAGATGATGACGTGGTAAGAATTTGTTTATAAACCAAGTGGTAACACTCTCACACCTGCGTTTAGAATAACCGTATCCACTATAATAGATACGACTCTTGTTCCCCAATGAAGTGTCCATAAGAATGATAGAATGAATAGTAGTTTTTCCTTTGTACTCATATTATACTTCATTTTCCTACCTTATGTGTAAGATGCAGCATCTTTTTCAGCAATATATGTTGCATTGTCAACCAACTCATCATACAAGTCCTCATCATAATTATCAATATATTCTCTTAATTCAACATCACTACAATCCTCATAGTGTTCTGTTAAATCATCCATTACATATCTAATCAAATCTTTGGTATCCATACCATCAACAACTAATTCAACAAACTGTTCAATTACTGTATCTCTGGTTGTTCTATCAATGATATTTGAATGATTGATGATTGTTTTAGAGTCCATTTCAGAATTGGTTGCGTTAGGGTTTGCTTCAATGTTCATTGTTCTGTAGGGTAAGATGAATAAGAAAGGGGATTATCTCATATAGAGATAACCACCTGACCAACCACAATTCTGTGGATTAAGTACATACTCACGTTGATTGATGATTCTCATATCATATCTAACGTGCTTTGCTGGAGATCTCCAAGATGCTGGTTTGTAGATCTCACCAGTTTTCTTGTCAACAAATGCGTGGACACCACCACTTCTCCAATCATTTGTTCTATCATCCCAGTCGTTTGAAGTAATCTTATGATACTTCTTACCTGTTGTAATGGTAAATCTCATTCCTCTGAATGAACCATCATTTAAGGCATCTAATTGCTGTTGAGCATACTCAGAAAGGTCTTGTCTCTCACCATCAGCATTGAATCTTTGAACATTTGATTCAATCATTCTTCTATGATACATCTTGTAGTTCTCAGCAAGTGAGATACATAACTGATTTGTCCATCTAAGGACGTTCTCTTCAAGTGTTGTTTGTACTGGGGTTGCAGTCATTGGAAACTCCGTTGGTGATGTACCTATTATAGCAATAAAAAACCCCCTGTGAAGGGGGTATGTGACACTTATTAAACTGTCCTTATAGGTCTGTTCCTCCTGTCTCTACTACTTCTACAATATGGTCAAGAACTGCAAGCACATCATTGCCTGTATCAGCGTTCTCAAGAAGAAATTCGGCAAAATTAGGTGACATAATAAAAAAGTCAGGTTTATAAAAAAAGGTGGTAGTTTCCTATCGCCGCTAACCCTGAAACTACCAAAGGGGGTTACCGCAGAAAAGAGAGTGGGGCATCAACAGAGGTTTCACCTACTATGCCCAAATTTACCTACTGGGAATCGCTTACACCTGAACCCCTACTAACACAACTCCTAACCAAAAATGGATGTATGTTGGTTTACAAGGACTTATGTTCCGTTACATGAGGATTACTAACTCTTAGAGTGTTGTCCCGATCTCAGGATGCCTTGTGCTTTCGGGCAGTAGAACCACATATCCCTCAACAAATGTATTGTAGCAGTTTTACATCATAATACAAGTCGGATGTGACAGTTCTTAAACTGTCTCTCTAACTGGGTATTCAGCAGGGATGTCGAGTATCCTACCCCTCACTCCATGATACTGACCTACTTCATAGCAAGTCCATGTACCATCAAATACATAAGCATACTCACCATCAGTTTTCTCTGCTAGGTCAAGATACTCTGTGAGTGACTCTGACATCTTTGGTGGGCAATCCTCACCCCTTAAACTATAGTATTGAACATGTGATTCACACTTGTTAAGATCCCAATCACTATCAGAATCACAGCATGACATGTCTCCACCATCAATTAACTCTTCAACTGTCTCTCTAGTGTTAAACTTCTTCTCAAGTGTAACACCTAACCATTCAGGATAACCGTCCCAATGATGATATGCAGATACGATACCACCATCAATTTTAAGTCCAATGCGAGATCTTGTACCCATTTGATTAATAAAATGAAATTTTGGTGAGAGAAAACAAAACTGAGGGGACAGTGCATTACCCTTTCGGTCATGTCTCTACTTCTGATAAGAGGAGAGGAACTTAATCCGATTCGTTCTCTTATTCTGTTAGAGTAGAAAGGAACCTCGTTTGTTTTCCCATGTGCTTATTATAGTATGGCAGCAAGTGGATTCAACTCCTCTTGTGACACTTCCTCAACTGTCACATGGTTGTTCAATCTCTCCTCTGCAACGCTATAATACTTCTCTTCTCTCTCAATACCTATAAACTCCCTATCAGTGTTTAAAGAGGCAATACCAGTGGTTCCAGACCCCATACAAGGATCTAATACAACATCACCCTCATTAGAATATGTTCTAATTAGATATTCATATAATGCTATTGGTTTCTGTGTAGGATGTAGTTTACCCTCATCTTCAGCAGTTTTAAAATACAATACACTTCTAGGATAACGTGTTCCTTCAGTATTCTTTACATGAACTGCTTTTGTTTGTTTACCATACTGTTCTGCATCTCTCACTGCCGTACCCTTATCGTATGGTTTCCCTATTGTCATCTGTGGATTATATGTTGGTTGCTTTCTATAGAACACTACAATATCCTCATGTGCCCTCATAGGTTGCTTTTTAGCATTAAGATACCCAGTTGCCTTTGACTTTTCCCACACTAAACAATACTTGAAATTAGTATAGTTAGTTGATATTAATACAGACGTAAATGGTTGTGCTGCTGTTGATATAATAGCAGCATTAGGTTTACATATTATATCAATATGATACCAGAATTTATCATAATCTATTACTTTATCCCACTCATTACGTTTCTTATTTAATGTTCCATAAGGAAAATCAGTAAGTAACAAATCAACACTCTGTGGTTCAATGCTAGGAAATACATCGAACATATCATTATGATGTAATTTCATTTGTGTAACCATTGAATAAAACCATTATACACACCCATGTCAAGATCAAAATCATTTCTATACTTTTCATCATATATTGGACGTGAAGATGACCTCTTACGATTAGGATTAACAAAGAATATCTTTACATCTTTACCTGTAATCTTCTTGAAAAATGCAGGATAATATGCAAAAGCATCTTTACCACACGCATTTTGACCAGCAAAGACAGCATACTCCACATCATCAGGAACCTCTGGAGACTGTTCTAACTCAATAAAATCCATTACTGCACGTTTCAAA